ACACTACTAAACGAAGTGCTATCGGGGGCTCCATAAATGGGCTCAAAATACAGGCCCCCGCCCTCGGGACCAGCTTGTGCTTTAGCAGCTTCAAGATTGAGTTTACCATCACCACCAACAAGATTACCATAAGAGCTTTGCAGCTTCCGAGTAGCTTGTCCAGAAGTGCTGTATTTAGCAAGATGATCCGTGATTTGCTGGCCTGAGAATCCTAAAGCTGCCCCAACCTGCTCAGGCGACCAGCCCTTCTGAGTCATTAGTTGGGACAGCTTGTCAGCAGCTGCGGGACTGTCTAACGGCCCCAGAGCCTGCACTTCTTGAGAAATGGGACTAGTTTGTTGTGCCAGAGTATCACCAGCCGGAGCACCATAACGAGCAATGTGGTCGGTAATCTGTTGACCAGAGAACCCAAGGGATTGTCCTACTTGATCGGCAGTCCAATTGTTCTTGGACATAACGTCCTTAAGCTGACCCGTAGCTTGAGTACTATCCAGAGGCCCAAGGCCTCTAATGGTGGTAGCAAGGTCAGGAGGAGTTTGAGCTCCAGCAGGCCCCATTGCTTGGGGCATCTGCTTCATCGCCGTTCCGGGTGCCGTAGGACCGGTGCCAAGAGCACCAAAACCAGCAGGATTGTCCATTTGCTGCTGGGCCTGCATATTGAAATCAGGCCTAATTTGCATACCCTTACCGGCAGCATCAATAGAGCCCGCATCGAAGCGAGTACCGTCATGGTCGGTCAACACAGCCCAGTTCTGACCAGAAGGCTTCTGCCAAGCGGGCACTGCCCCCTGATCTACCTGAAAGCCATAGTTCTGCTGCCAACCTTTGGCAAGCTCGGGACTTTGTTGGGCAAGCCAATTTAAATCGGTGCCTTCATTGACATCATAGCTCTTGTCTCCAAAGCTATAGTTTGCTCCATTAGCAGTTCGAGCTAGCTTACCACCAGCCCAATCCATGGAATTTCCTGCTTGCGTGTTCTTGAAGTATGAACTCCAATCGCTCTGCATTTGTGATGGGATCGCCATTCTTTTTCCTTAAGTGAAAGCAGCTGACTTTTTAGCCACGCCTGCAATGTTAGTCCATATACGAACTTCATTCAAAGCTGTATTATAGAACACAATGAACTGATTCTCAGGAATCTCTGCTGCTATGGGATTCACAGCACCTTGATACACATTGAGTCTATTTGTCGCAGTATTAAACCAACTATTGGTTGCTGGAGTGTCTAATGTCTGAGTTTTGGGAGGGACACCAAGCCTGTCCATTATTGCTGTCCTTTATTAATATCTGCCTCGAAACCAAAAATCTGGAGGCCAGCATCACCCTCAAACTTAAACCTCATATATCGTCTCCGATATTGTCCCAACTGAGTGATGGAGGGAAAGGGCTCAATTCCTGAGGTTATCATATTCGCAGGCTGTAGAGTTACCGTTTGAGAGATGACAGCTGGTGATAAATATCCATAGTCATTATCCACCATTTCTAGAGTACCTGTCATAGCCGCTGTACTGGACGAAACTGACAGCAAAGCCATCACAGTAAGGCGAGACATTGTTTTTACATTCATTGTCCCACTGTCTTGGGCAGCTAAGCGAATTTCTTGCTGAATGGGGACCGCTCCCCAATAAGTATCTGTCATCCCATCTAAAGACGACCCGCTATAAGAAAGTAGTCCAAAAAAGGGAGCAGCGTTGATTGGGTCCCATCCTTGTACATAAGTAGCTTGGATATTCTTTCCAGAGAAGGCAGTACGTGTAATGGGAAATCTCCACCCACCTCCACCAATACCATCTCTAATGCGAAACTCCGTCCAAATGTTTAAGCTTATATCAAACACAAGAAAGGGGAGTCTAGCCGTATAATCATTTGCCAATCCACGATTTACGGAGAGGGCTAGAGTGTACAGAAGGCTACCCCCCGCCCGTATAAAATTCCCCCAAATATAGGAATAGGAGGTGCGTGATGTAGACACCATACGATTGATGATTGGAGTAAGAGAAGCTCCCCCAATGTCCTTATACTTCATATCCTCAATGAGTTTGAGGACGGGTTCACCATCATTGTTATTCGCTAAGAACACAACAGTGTTCTTGTTGGAGGTGATGGAATAGGGGAAATAGGTTCCAAAGGGAAGGGAGGCACCCTCAATTCTAGCAAGAGGACTAGAGATAGCATTCGCTGCATCATAGAAATACTCACACCCCTGTGTACCAATAGCTAAGATGTAATTGTTTACTTTGACCAGGGCTTGCAAGTCATCAGGATACATTTCTGAACTGATGAAATCACCAGCAGTCCAGTTCTCAGGAGCATTCAGATTACTGTTGTAAATATCTCCCGTATCCGTCTTGGCTAAGAATAAATAACCATCTAAAAACACTGGGAAGGGAAGATGCGGGGAGGGGAAATCAACGTCAGTGATCTTCGTGAAAGCTGCATCTGAGGTGAAGACATAGCCCTCACTTCCATCTACAATAATGAGTTTCTTAACGTTAGTGCTGTCAATATACTCAGTAAAGCCACAAGGGGTTGTGTAGGTGTTTGTCCACGTTACAACAGCCGTCCAAACAGAGCCGTTCGTAGAGGTGTATATCTTGTTCCCACATACAGCAAAATAATAGGACAGAGCACTAGTCTTTTCCCATACATATGTGCCACGAGCATCCGCATTGGCATGAGTGGATGCCCCTACAATACGATTGCCACTAAGTCCAGGACGACTCACCGAGATGAGAATTTGATCTCCGTTATATGAGATTTTACGAGGGAGAAGGTTCACCATCCCCGGATCAGGAGAATTGGTCAATCCCGTAGTCGTGGACATGAAGGACGAAGTGTCCCTCAGTTCAATGCCAACACATCCTGGGAATCGGGTTGCACTGTATGTTTGTTTTTCAGGAGCAGAAGAATAAGCCATTATTGTCCAGACCAGTTGGGTTGCATAAAGACACTCCCTTCCTCACTTCCATAAGACAGGGCTTCATCAACAGCATCCCGTGCTTCTGCCTTCAGCAAGCCCCTGTCCGTGGGAGGGGTGCCATATTCAGGGGCAAGGGCATGGGCAAGGCGATAGATGATGGCTTCCGTCCAATAGGAGGGGAAATCCAGATTGTCTGTTGCACTGTCCATATCCCCAAAGGGACGTTGATATTCTAGCGTAATTACCGTGGTTGAATCGCTAGGATAGGGCCATAAATCAATCTGTCCATACAGAGCGTTGGGCTGATAATATAAATTAACAGGCGTGCCCGTGATAGTGGAGTTTCGTGGAAGGTCCTTGAAATCATAGCGATTGTACACATTCAATGGGGTGTTATTACCTCCAGTCGGGGTGTAGAATGCTTGTAGCACTTTCAAGGGGGTTCCCAAGAGGTTAATGGTTTGCCCCGGCCCAATGGCGTATGAAGCAGTTCCACTCACCGTAGTGAAGGTGGTTTCATTAATTGCCCATACCGCCATACCTTTAGCCTGTAATGCCTTAATGGCTGCGTTTAGAGCAACTACCCCATCTGCCAACTGGTTGGCATTGGGAACACCACCAGAAGGCAAAACCATCAGCTTACGAAGGGCTGCTGTAATAATTTCGGTACGTGTTAGCGTCCAATCATAGCTGGTTGAGATAGTCATTTTTTATCCTTTAAACGATCCTGCCGTTTTGCGTGTTCTTCTGCTACTCGATACCCCATCCAGATGACGGTGAGTAGTGAAGCAATAACTGGCAACAGTCCAGCTAGCACAGTGAGTAATGTGGTTATTGAAGACACATCAAGTATGAGCTTCATAGTGTCTCCTATATGAAATTCAGCTAATGTCATATTAGCTCTTTTTAATTCCGTAAATACGGAACGTACCTTGGGTAATAAGCCCTGCTGACATAACGAATCGGACGGCATTTACAGCAGCAGTGCCAGAGTGCCATCCTCCAAAAATCCCTGTAGTGAAAGTAGATACCGTTATATTAGCAAAATGACTTCCCGTAAAATGCTTCCCAGTTGTGGTACTGTTGACACCATATAGCATAACATGTCCACTAATACCACCATGTGCCACAGTCGTGCTAATTGATTGGTTAGTCCCCACGGTTACTGCTGTGGCTAAAAAGACGCCATTAGTGACAGAAGCAGCTTGGGTAACCCCACTAAATGCTCCTAAATACCCCGGAGTGAGCCATGTGCTCCCATTGTCCGTAGACAACAGCATTGTTAAATATCCCGCACCAGCGGGAACAACGTTGTCAAAAACAACTTTGTAATCATCATACGTCGAGGTAATTAGAGAAGTGAAGTCTACTGAACCCCCACCAGCAGCTGTAATAGTACCAAGCCAAACAAGGGCAGATGCTGCTGGAGGAGCCGTAGACGCCCAAGATGTTCCATTACTCGTTAATATGTTGCCAGATGTGCTAGGAGCAATTGAGACAATGGGGCTAGTGCCATTCCCAACCAATAGATTATTAGCCGTGTGGGATGTTGTCCCCGTGCCACCGTCTGCCACATTGAGAGTGCCCAAGAGGGTCTTCACATCAGTGGTCGTAGCGGCCGCTAGAGCACTCGCAGAGCCCTTTAAAATCCCCGTGATGGGGGTAGTGAGGGTAGCAGCCCCAGAGGCTCCCCAAGTGCCTGCAAAGCCGTTTGCGGAGGCAATAGAAGCATATCCTTGTAGGAATGCATAGGGAGTAACTTTCTTAGTCGTGCCTAGATTGTTAATGGGGAAGACATCTGTACCCCCCACATATCCTGACGTTAGACTCGGCAACGCCGAAATTTTAATATTTGCCATTTACGTTTCCGTTTCTAAATAAGCACTGTCCTCAGTGAATAGGCCATCACCACCTTCAGTTTGAAAGAAATCACCAATGATGATGAACACATCAGCGGGCTCTGGTCTAGCCCAAGGAGTAGAGGGATCGTCTCGTGGAACCCTAATGAAATCCTGGGGGTGTCTCATTTCATAATCAGAAGAGCACACCATCTGGCCTTTCCAGTTCTGGCGCAATTCATCAGATTTGAACTTAAATCCACATAAATCACAAAGAGCGTTCCAGCACCCTTTCTTGTAATAGCTCATACAACTACTGCCTGATTCTGAGTAGCATGGGCGGCCATATAGCGGCGAATCTGCGTGCGTACCGCATCGGTCTGCGCTGGGCAGAGGATCAGTTCGGCGATCTGGCCGTTAACCTGCCGCCCGGTGTACAAACTGGTCCATAAAGCGGTCCAGGCACTAAGGTCAAGGTTCCGGGCTTCATC